AATTAAAAATATTGTTTACCAATTGAACATACGACATGCTTTCCATATAGGTGGCCATGGGTGCAGATGGATAACCGGATTGGTTAAAATAAAGACCAAAGAAATCAAATAAAGTCATTTGATACCGCAAGTCGAACATATAGTCTCCGACCTTATAACTTGGAGCGTAGACTTTAGAAATGCTGACTATATCTGTAGCATTTGGCCAATATCCCGTAACACCGCTAGGATCTGTTCTTACTTGAGCACCAAGAGCTGGCCCAAAGGAAGTTGTGTCAAAATATTTTCTAGCAACATCTTGTGGCGTAACTTGATATACATAAAGGGCTCTCTGATTAAAATCAAAGTGCCTTTCTTGCATGTAAATTAAAGCTTCATCCAAACGATCTTCGATCTGCTGGGGATCCACGTTTATTTGGATGACTGGAGCACCCAAACTTCTCATGGTGTAATCTATAAATTCTTGGCGAGTGGTAATCGGCATCTTAGAAATATTTATGAATTATCAATTATTTTGTTTAAATCATCCATAAATTTTTCTTTTTCTGCATTTCCACCTATTGTTACTTGTATGTATTGCAGCTTTTCTGGATCGAAGTTTTCTATTTGTTCTTTTCTAAATGCTGTTTCTATTGTTGAAAAGTTTGGATCGTAATTGGTAAATCCGGGCATCTTTACCGGACAATTAAGAGTTGGATAATCTAATTTTGAATAGTCATTTGAATTTTGTATTAACCAAGTATGGGATTTGTCCCCACAACCGCACTTACCACAATAATGCTTTCCCGGAGTGGAGCTATTTCTTAAAAATGGACAAGGCCGGATATCTTCAAATCCAAAACAAGATAAAGCTCTTAATTGCTTTGTTGGTATGTCTGTTTTATTGTTTGATAATCCGCGAGAAGCCAAAGACGCAGCAAACATTATCATTTTTTTAAACATAAGACAAACTTGTTATAGTGTAGTGTATATTACAGAAACTCCAGCGGGGACTACATATGTTTCTAAAAAGTTTTTATAATTTAAGATGGTGTCATAATATGCAGAATCAACTTTTATAGTAATTATACCAGAAGTAGATGTGCCTACTACTACAGAATCCCATGGAATTCCTAGTAAATTTGATATTAAGTATTTTATTGCTTGGGGTGTACCCTTGACATTAAAATAATTTGCATCTGCATTTATTGCAAATTTTCTAACATTTGGGATTAAAGATGAAAAATTTTGCTGGCTAAAGTCAGCACCGGGAAAGTAAAAATCAATATAAACTTCTAAAAATATTTCATTTGCTAATGGTATTGTTCTTATCTTTTCCCAATCCAACTGAGCGCCATAACCATGTTCCAGAGACAGCAACCATCTCATGTAATTTTTTACTATTTTTGTTACCAAGACCTCTGAATTATTTTCCGCAGCTTTAACAATCCAAGAGGGGAACAATGATTCTATAGTGAGTTTATCTGCTAACCATTTTTCATTTTCAATATCATAGTAATCAGAATTATACAATGCTTTTGCTCTTTCAACTAAAGCATTAATTTTTCCATTTATAGTTGCTGGCTGTGTACTAAAAAATATTATCATTGTTGATATACCACTGTAATCCCTGCTGGTGCCAATCCAGAAAGATATGTTAATAGCTTAGAAATATTTTCAGATGTAAGACCAGAAACGTAAACTTTAACTTCTCCGGGATAAGATGTATTTCCTACAGAGATTAAAGTTTCATCTGAAGTACCAGATATACCAGAACTGAGAATAGCATTTTTATAGTCGTTTATTGTCACACACCGTTCTTGTCCAGTTGCTTTAAAAAGAAGTTTTGCTCTGGCTTCTGCCACAGAAATTTGGTTATAACCATTGCTGGGCAACGCAAACGTTCCAAATGTGACATCGCTTCTTGGAGTAATAGTTGCACTGTTTGCAACGTTTCCATTTGAAAGAATTGCTTGAATCAAAATATTGCTGTTTGTGAGCACTTCTCTAGAGGATGCAAAGTTGTTTGTAACAAGATATCCTTGGGGTGCATTCATTACAGTAAAATGAGTATTGTTTCCAGCAACAGTTGTACTGGATTTATCCACCCGAGTCCATTTTATGACTTGGTTACTTCCAATTTGCGTCTCATACATGTTAATTGTAGACGGATCAACATTAAATGGAAGAATGCAGCTTTGAGTGTCGTAATCGTAATTTGTAAAGCTTACTACTTCAGTACCCGAATACAGAGTTATGCTCTTTGATGTATTTGGCAAAACCTGTTCCGTATTAAAGAAAAACACATCAGCACCATTTGTGGCTCTTGCCTTGAAGGTTGTGTAATCTTCAAGTGTTACGCCAGCAGTTGTTACGGTTCTCTGTGCTCTTGCTGATTGTATTGGTGCAACCAAAACAGAAGAATTGGCAGCAATCCCCAATACAGATTCCATCACATTTGCTGTGGTTGCAAAACTATTAACAAAGCCAAATTGGGCATAAACACCATTATAAGCAGTAACTGTGGCAAGAATGTTTAATAACAGGTTTACAGAGCTAGCTTCGTTTCTAAAATCTAAATCTTTTAAATCGCTTTGTTGTTCTAAAAATGTTATAAGAGATGATTTAATATCATCAAAATCCAATGAGGCTACGTTTAAATTTGTTAATTGGTATGTCATGATATATCTACCTCAACAAAGCAAGAAGCATTGTTTTGTGTTTTGATTCCGTCAAATATGCTAAAATTTATTTGAAAAGAAAGTTGTTCATCTTCTTGAGACAAAAGATCTACACGGACATCACTTATTTTGGGTATTGCTGCCTGAATATAAGCTGACAAATTTAACTCCAATAATCCGGGATCGTTTGTACCAAAAATATAGCTAAAGTAATCGGAACCCATATTCATATCAGAAATGAGTTCTCCCTTTTGAGTTTTAAGTATATGCTCAATATATTGAGAAATGGCATTGAACCCAGTCACGATACCAACGTCTTTTTTGGTTTGTGCTGTTTCTACTTTTTCTAATAAAATTGAAAAATCTTTTATGGCCATCTAGATATTTAGTTTAGGTATAATCGGCTGCATAAGTTCCACCAGCAGCTGATGGAGATAGGTTTTCTGGTATTTTTGATACAGATAAAGCAGTTTCGTGTGTTTGATTTGTTACAACATGCTTTACACCTATTATGTAATAATAGTCATTCAAAGGCGATGATGTGCTAGAATATGGATAACCGCTAGCAGCGTCCACATCTATATAAACGACTTGTCCTATTTTTAAATTAAAATCACCAGCTACTGTAAAATCTGCTTTTTGTCCATATTTAAAAGCATCTAAAAATTCTACTCTTTTTATTGGAGTTATTTTTGGAGTGTTCCAGAATGTAGCCACATTCTGTCTTAGCTTTAAATAGTTTACAAAGTTTGGACCTATGTCGGGACAGGTGCAACTCAACGATGCCTCTGGTGTACCCCACAAGCATCCAAGCCAGCTTTGAGATAATGTAGTTGTTATTTGTTCACATTCTACAGAAGGCTTATCTAAGTAAAGATCTACTGGAGTAAATGTATTTGTTAAATTTGGGTTAGGTAAAGTAGAACCTGTCCATAGAGTATAATTGTATTTTTTACCACCGGATGTTCCAGCACCACCAGATGCCCCAGATGCCCCAGATGCCCCAGATGCCCCAGATGCACCTTTTATAAATCCAAGATATTCTGCAATATCTTTGATTCCACTAAATCTGTCAAAACATTGATCTAATGTGTCTGGTATTCCAGTTACACCTCTTGTTATTGAAGAATTAGCACAAATATATACATCTCTTGAATTTAAACCGTATAGGGCTTCTTGACCATAATTTGTACCATATGTTTTAATCTGTCTGGTTGTCATTTTATAGATCCTTTATCCCGTATTGTCACCACCACCACCACCGCCACCACCACCAGTTGTCGTGGACACACAGCAACCATCAAAAGCATTTTCTGCTGTAAAGTAATATACAACATTATTGCTTTCAGTATATTTACACAATTTAACTATATGAAATATATCCTCACCACTTGGAACCGGATTTTCTTTTGCACCAATAGGACGGAATTGAAATCCTTCTGGCACACATTCAGTAACATAACCAGTTGGTATGTAACCTGCGGTGATGCCCCTTTCATTCAAATTTATAGCCCAAGTATCATCTTGTGTTCCCGAAGATTGAAGAGAATCGAAAGACCATTTTTCTATTTGGTAAAATAGAGCAACATCACAACCAGCTCCACTTGCACCACTAGCTCCACTTGCACCACTAGCTCCACTAGCTCCTGATACACCTGTTGCTGCAGAAGCACCGCTAGGTCCATCAAATTTTAACTTAGCCCACTGATATCGATATTTTTTACCAAAGTCGTTTCCTTCCGGGCAATTGCTATCTTCTTCATACCTCAACAATGCAGCAAAGAAACATTCCTCATCTTTTTTATTTCCCATACAACAAAGAGAGTACATTATAAAATTTTGTAATTCTATTTTTCTTATCTCTTCAAGTCTGGCAGCAGCCCCAGACGCACCAGACGCACCAGCAGTATTTTCTGCTAAAAATGAATTGTATCGTATATTCATTACCTTTTGCAAATAGGTATCATTACCGGGAACCAGTGCTGCAGAACCTATACTGTCTGGATAATTTGGGTGCACCTCAGTCATGTCAAACATGTTTTTCCACATTTCTGTGTTATCAACAAATTGCATATAACCAGAGGATCCCATAAAATTCATTTTGGAATAAACATTTTGTGTTCCGAAGTTTTGCCCAATTAAAGCGTGCTGCGAAGAATTATCAATTGATTCCAATCCATCGTAGTAGCCCCAATATGAATCATAAATTACTTGCTCTGCACCGGGAATTGCCACACCTGTTCCATCAGTATCTATAAGCTCAATATTAAATTTTTGTCCTTCATCTTGAAACTGATACATTAAAGATTTGTAATTATACGCATCTATCTCATCGGAGTTTGTTATGCCTGCGGGCACCAAATCTAAAACCTTTGGTGTCTTCTTGATGTAATAATAGTTTTTAGATATAAATTGATAAGCTGGGTTTGTAGTAAAAAAATAAGCTTTTCTATAAACTTTTTCATCTGAAAGTTTTTGAATTACCGAATCGCCATCAAATATACCAATTCTTCTGTAGTTGGCGTCAACAGTTGCCGCACTCGGATCATCTTGCGGATTTCTGTGAAAATATTTAAAGTTCACACTTCCATCAAATTCTGTCCAAAACATGTACTGTGGTACGCCGTATTGCACACCAGCATGAACTGTCGATACTGCACCAGATGCAAGATAGTTTAAGTAATCTATAGGGTTGTCTGCTACCGCTTCTTGTCTGGCTTCAACGGTATTCAGCGGCCTATACAATACATAGTTTGAAGTGGGGTCATTATATCCACCAGCACCACCAAATGCTGTTTGTTTTACCAAATCAACAAATTCATTTATTAAATATACGTTAGGTTGTTTTATACCAAGTGAAGTATTCAAAGATGACTTTTGTACTTTGGTATAATATTCATTTGAAATGTAGATTCCTACAAAATTTTCTTCAGTTTCGGATGCGGCATTGTTCAAGTAACTAACGCTGGTGATAACAGAAAACCATTTATTTCCATTAAAAAATTCTATAGTAACTTTATCAATGTTATACCGTTTTATACGGCCTACGATGTCTTTTGTGTCTCTGACTATAACTACGCCATTTGGAAAAACATCATTTACATTTTCTACTAGCTCTAATCTTTCAAATTGGCATTCTGTATTTTGTATTAATATGTTTACAGATTCAGAATTATAGCTACTCTGCAAGTAGATTGCTTTAACTGTAGAATATGCTGGATTAAATTGACCTTGTGTATTGGGCATGTCAACTATATTTAACTGTTATAAATTGGGTTTTTAGTGTGCCTATTTCACTCGGCAAAAAGCACAGAACATTTTTTGATTTATCTTCAATAAATTTTGTAACTGTGACAGGAATAGTTTCGGTTGGCTGAACTGGAACTGGTTCCGGCTTTTTCTCATCGGTTGTTTTGTTTGAAGAATATGTATTTTTAAAAATTATTTTACCGTCTTCTGGTTTTTTTAATTGGACCGTGGTATCTAGATATTTTTGTTTATTGCTGACATATGCATTGTTATATACAGCATAACCCGTTGAGGTTGGATAAACTATTGTGAGTTGCTGTCCCGTGGACCCTGTCGGAGTTAAGAAAGAATATGTCGCACCTTTCTGATCTTTTATTACCATGTTTCCATCATAAAAGGAGACAGATTCAATTATAGAAATTGGACCATTTAAATCAAAATTGCCAGTGGATCCATAACTTGAGCAAGAACCAGTATTTGCAACATATGGTGCTATTATACTTCCTTTTGGAAATGCAATGCCTGTTGTACCGCTGACATCTTCTACAGCAGCAAAATTTATTTTATTTTCATTCGTATTTGTAAACAAGACGGTGTTCTCTGACAACAATTCAAATGGATTTATTTTTTTAGCAGCGAGTAAAAACGCCCAAAAGTTATTTGGATCTTGATAAACCTTAAAACTAGCTTCAAGCAATGTTGTTTTTGAGTCTACCAAAACTTGATCAGTTGGCAGTCCAACTGCATCTGCATCAATATAGGTAAAAAAACTTGATATATTAAAGTTTCCAATTGTAGATGCAAAAGATCTTTTTGGAAGATTTTCAAAGTATTTCATAAGGATTATCCATTATACCCAAAGTATCTATAAGATATTTCAGACTTAGACCACGTAGCATTTAATTCTGGTACATAAGTTCCGGTTTCGAATTCTGTAAATACTAAACCCAAAAGGGTTACTGATGAAGCTCCGTTTGGCAAATATCTTATTACTGTATCCGCATCATCATTCTTCTTTACTATTACCGTATTAAGCACACAAACTAAAGGCTCACCGAGCCAGTTTGCTGTCAGATTTGCATCCCCGCCTAAAGCCACACCGTTGCCACGCGAAACACTCAATGTCCATAAATTTTGAGGATAAGACCTTTCTGGTAAGTTTGAAGCAACTGTTGGATATGATGTTTTTCTAAAAGTACCAACAATGTTTTCAATAGCTATGGATTCTTCGTCGCTTTTTGGTACAAGGACATATTGGAAAAAATACTGTTTTCTTCCTTCAGATATCATCGTCATTTCTGCGATGTTGCTAAATCTTCTATATGTTGAAGTGGCAAACATTCTTTCATGATAAAATAATGCTGGTTGCATAACTCTTGCTATCATATTTCCAGCACCAGAGAGATTTACTCCCCCGCTATTTGCTAATCCAGCTCTGCTAAGTATTGGGCCTACAGGATTGTTATTGCTTTCACCATAATTATGTTGAATGGTGTATCCCGGCTCCTTTGGCATCGGAAGCTGTAGATGGGCAAAAGATCTGTTTATTACACCAGATCGTGTTCTCTCAAAATTTTTAAGAGAATAGTTTGCAGCATAAAAGTTCATCCATAAAGGCTGTTCTGCTGCATAAACACCAAATGGATACTTGTAGGTCGATGGCATTTCTATACTATTTAGATAAAATTCTCTAAATAATTTTATGGCGTATAGGACCAAATACACACCTATAAATAAAGAAAAATATATAGGAGACAGTACAAAAATTACATGCCGTTCCTTATGGGAACGAAATGTATGTAAATTTTGTGATGAAACTCCCAGTATAATTAGGTGGTCGTTTGAGGAAATAATCATTCCATACGAAAACCCATTAGACAAAAAGCTTCATAATTACTACCCGGATTTCTTAATTCAAGTCAAAAATAACGATGGAATAAAAACACTGATGGTGGAAGTAAAGCCAAAGAAGCAGACATACTTAAAGGAAAATGCTTCTAAGAAAGAAAAGATCACTTGGATCGTAAACACAGCAAAATGGAAAGCAGCCGAAAGTTACTGCAAAAAACATAATATGGAATTCAAACTCGTAACAGAAAAAGAGATATTTGCAAATGGCTAACTCAATTGTAAACATTAAAGAATACTTTGAACGGCATAACGGCCTCCAAAGAAACAACAGATATTCTTTATCTTTTTCCGGATTGCCAAGTTTACTCCCACAATTGCAAGAAGACGACATTCAAGCTTTGGCCGTCTCTATGGGCGCAAGAGCGATAGACTCTCTGGCAGACAATTTGGCTGGTTATGGCTCGGGTAGAGCTGTTCCACGATCTCAAAGATTTGTGCCCGGTGTAATGTTGACCTTTGCCGTAACAAACGATAATTTTATTACAGATTTTTTTAATAATTGGTTTAACTTAATTTATTCAGGTGGAAACATCAAAGGAAATCAAAGCGCGCCGTTTCAGCTTTCCTTCTATAATGACATAATTTACAATTGCAAGTTGAATGTAAAACTTTTAGACCCAAATGGCAATGTGAATCGTATTTACACGTTTTATGAAGTTTATCCGCTTGAATCTATACCAGTTGAATTAAATATGATTGAATCAAACAAATACATGGTGTATCAGGTCCTGTTAAATTACAGAGAATTTACATTTAAGGCACAATAATGGAAAATATAGTCAATTTTTTGAATTCCACTCTTCCTTCTTACGAAACAACTTTACCTTTTTCTAAAAAAGTCGTATCATTTACTCCATTTAAAGTAAAGGATGCAAAAAATATCGCAATAATATTGCAGGAAAACAATAAAAAGCTTGCATTAAAGTGTATGATTGACCTTTTAAAGACTTGCGCACCGACTTTTGTGTCAGACGATGTCTGTTTAGCCGATGCCGAGTACTTATTTTTGCAAATTAGATCCAAAAGTGTAGACGAAGTACTAAATTTAGTAAGAAATAATGAAAAAATTCAAGTAAACATAGCAGAAATAAAAACAAGAAACAATATTTTGTCAGAAAAAATAGAAATTGGCCATTCTATTGTATTGCATCTGCAGACCCCAACTGTAAAAGACCTTCTTAAACTTCCTTCTTTGGATAAAGAAGATCTGATAAAGGCATGTATACAAAAAATTACTATTAAAAATGAAGTATTTCATACAAATAAATTTATTTCAGAAGAAATAAAAAATATTTTGGACAACTTGCCACTGTCAGTTGTACCAAAATTGGATAGCTTCTTGAAGCGACAACCAGAACTTTATATAAACCTGTCCTTTGAAAATGAAGAAAAGGAGGTGACAGGTTTACTCAATTTTTTTATCTTTCGGTAAAGTTTTTTGATTTAAAAAATTATTTTATAACAAACTTTACCTTGATAAACAATTTTAATTGGTCGCTTGAAGATATAGAAAATTGCATATTCTGGGAAAGAGACATTTATCTAAAACTTGTTGCGGATTACGAGGAAAAGAAAAAACAAAAACAAATGCAAAAAATGGCCTCTGGAGATTACTTTAACCTATGAACGAACAATCAAATAATTTTTCAATTGATGTACAGGCAGAAGTTGATGCTGCATCTAATTTGAATACAGAATTGACAGGAGAACCATCTACTATTGTAAATGTTTTAAAAGATATTCCTCTACCAGAAACAATTTTTTATACAGCTACAAACATAGATATAGAATCCGGAATAAAACCTCAGATATCTTCCTTAGACACTGACGTAACAATCAAAGTCGATGCTGAGGAGGCTTATTCTAAAGCAGAAGAAACAGAAAAAAGACTAAATGAAGTCCGCGATGGTATGCTGGACATGTACAACAATATGATGAATTCATGGTTGCCAAATAACAATAAAGATGATTTTGAAGAAAGGCCAACCACAGAACCTCAAAATTTAATATTTGAAAATAGGCGTGATAGAATGAGTATGGCCCCAAAGTGGGCTTAAAATAAAAAAGGCCCCTTTCGGGGCCTTTTTCAATCCTTCTCCATTTCGGAGAAGTACTGTAGAGGATCTTTTTCCTCCACATCTTCAACAACTGAAGTCTCTTCAACGTCATCCTCAATGCTCTTGCTCTCAGCAAACTGAGCACGGATATCGTCTCCTACAGACTTCTTAAATCGTGCATTCAACTCGTCAAAGCTCTTGAACTGACTCTTGTCAACAAAGGGCTTGAGCGGATACTGCTTCTTCCAAATTTCCTCAAGCTTCTTATCCTCACCACCAAACAGAGGTGCTGGTGTTGCAAATTCACTTCGGTCGTAGTTAACATAACCACCGACGTTGCGAATCTTGATCTTAAAATCTGCACCAGTCCAGAAGTTGAACGGATCTACTGCAACTTCATCTTGGAATTCTGGGTGAGCAAGGCTCTGGATCTTCTGGAAGATCTTGGTACCATACTGATAAAGGAAAACCTTTCCCTTATTCTCTGGATTGGCAGGATCTTCGATTACCAAGATGTTGGAAATGTACGTCAGCTTACGCTTACGCTGCCGTGCAATGTTCTTGTCATCCTCAATACCGCTATTCCACAGTTCCGTGTTTGCTGCACACACCGGGCACTTTTCACCGATGGTCGTGGGGCAGTTCTCATAGAACCAACCGCCTTTGCCCTTAAAAGTGTGACTATAGACTGCAACGAAAGGTGCATCCTCGCCATCAACTTCAGGAAGGAATCGGACAACCGCGTATCCGTTGCCAGCCTTATCGATACCCGGCTTCCATAGCCGTTCATCCTTATAGCCCTCCTTGGAGGTCATCTTATCAAGACGCTCTGTTAGGGCTGCGACTGAGTTCTTACTCTTCTTCTTAAAATCTGAAAAATTTGCCATATTTTTTCTTTCCCCAAGGATCTCCCTTGGCCTAAATGACTGATGTAAGATACCCCAAACTCCAGATCAGTCAACTGGTAGCTTACGGGTTTTTGACTTTTTAAGTAAATGAAGATTTTGAGCCTCTTGCTCAATTTTTTCAATTAATGGTTTTGTTAAAAGTTTTCCAGCCGCAGAGGGTTCTAAATTCATCTCATTGGACAATTCTAAAACACAATCCATAAAAGATAAATTTGTGGATTTTACTCTTTCCAAAACTTTACTAGAAAACTTTTCCTTAGCAGCGTCATCTATATACATGGTACCAGTTTACTCTTTTAGATGTTAAAAGCAATAAATAAAATGATCTAAATATTCCTAGAACTATTTAGACCAATTTAAGGAAGATATATGCCAACACCATCACCATTTGGCCCACAAGATGATAACGTAATTATTGAAACAGGCGGTCTTACATTCTTTGTCGCCACAGATTCTGTAGTATTTGCTGGCGTCACAGCTCAATTCCAATTGCAAAAGTTAGCATTTGGTCCTACTGGTTCTGCACAAATTGTTGACTCCTCCAATGGTCTACCAGTAAACGTTATCGCTGGTGGTATTACAGCAAATTTGGTTGGTTTCTGTGGTGCTGTTGAGGGTATCGTTGGTGGAACTCCAGTAACAGTTGAGGGGACAGTATATGTTACTGGTATAACAAGCGCACCAGCCTATGTTAGAACTGCATCTGGCTATCAAGTAGAAATTACAGGTGGGGTACCATTAAACAAAACAAAAGATGCAATTTCTGTATTCGGACCATCTGGAAGTACATGGATTTTTGCAAATCTTGTAAATACATCCGGCAATGCAATAGGAACTACAGCAAATCCAATTTATGCCAATATTATTGGTGCAACAATAAGTGCAACAATAAATCCAATTGTTGGTGTAACCAATTCCGCAGCATCACCGCTTTTTGTTTGTGGTGTATCTGGTGCAACTGCTGTTAATGTAAATGTTCAAAATACTGTTGTAATAGATGACAGTTCTATATTGGTTGGAATGACTGCCATTTACGGTCAAGTCGTTACCCTAAACAGCAATCTTTCCACATTAGGTTTAGCCAAACCAGCATCTCTAAAAACTGGCCGCGTAACTTCGACATTCTCAACTACACAGCAACTTGACAGCGGATTTACCTGTCAGGCTGGTGTAAACATAAAAGCACTTTCAACAAATACTGACTTTGTTTATGTCGGAAACACTTCAGCTTCTGCAACATTGATATCCTCTGGGTATGCTATGGATCCCGGAGATGAAACATTTGTAGATATTAATAACTTGAGTAAAATTTACATAGTAGCCGCAAGCGGAACACAATCCGTAACGTTCTTAGCGTCATAAAATGTCAACACCAAGTACATTAAACAATGTAAGAAATTACAAAAATTTTGGCTTAGTGGTATATGGAAATACCGCTGACCCAATTTTGACTAAAGGTTGGATTTCATCGAACCCAAATATTTTAGTTCAAGGAACGACATGTTACTTGGATTATTCTCACGTCTACAATACATCTGACCTTGTTTTTTTAAAAAAAACCTTTGGTAGATTTTCTTCGGGGACTACATTTTCAATTCCAAGTTCTCAGTATTATGATCAAGAAAAAAATATTACAACTACTTTGGGGGGCACTTTAAATTATAGTTATAATTTAAATAATGGAAAAATCGTAGTAAGCACCATAAATTCTGGTTTTACATTTAGTTCTTCCTACAATCTTTATTCCAAAGACAACTTTGTTGATACCCCACAATATGTGTTTAGTAATACTGGCTTTACTGGAAACTTTGTATTGAATACATTTCCAAACAAAAACTCATCATTTGAAGAAATGGGTTTTTTAGGAAATCAATTTAATTTTGAAGAATACATAGATTTTAGTGGAGCAACCAGTACAAACTATGGAAGATTAAAAATTGATGGTTTTGCAAAACTAAAAGATGGTCAAGAAATACTTTATATTGTAAGTGGAACCACATTTCAAAATTTGACTGATTCCCAAATACAATTAAAATCCTATATTCGTGGTATATCAGACGTAACAGAAATACAAGAGCCAGAAAATATAACCGGAATTTATAGAATACAAGATGCTTCAAGCAAGCTAGTAAATTGTTTTGAAAAACAAAACTACTACCAAGTATATCTTAGAAATCAATCACTGGGTTCTACTTATAATGGCTATTGGATTAATTGCGATACATGCCCAGATGATGTTTATTCTGAAGGGTTGGTGACAGAGGGATCACAGACAAATCTTGTTTTTGATAACAGTGTATATTTGTTTATCAATAAAATTGTAAATACTGTAGTAAATTCAACTGTTGCTTCATCGGCATATGCAGTTTATACTCAAAGACTTTATAGCGGTTCTGCTCAAGTTGCAGCTAGATTATCATTTTCAATAAGTCAAGCTCTCAAAATTGATTTGAGCCATGCGTCTTTGCAGGGATGGAAATTTGATATTTTCATGGACCCACAATACAAAATACCTCTCACCAGTAATTTGGTTGTTTCAGGACAACCGGGATACAATCAGGCATTTGTACTTGTGCAAAGTAAGCCAAACACCCCGAGAACTCTATACTGCCTTTTCCAAGGTCCACAGACTTTGACGTTTGTAATCAATATATAAAAAAAGCTCCGATTGCTCGGAGCTTTTTTCTGATGTGTTTGATTTTTAATTAACGCGAACGGTTACGAGCAACACGATAATAAGAACGGCCATTGCGGGTCTCACGAACTACGGTGTAGTTCATATCAAAACGATCAAAAGCCTCACGGAGATCGTGCATGGTAGCACGCATGTTGCTGACACGGAAACGCTTCCGGGCCTCCCCTGCGGTTAGCGTAGCACCGCCACGCATGTAATCAAACACTCTCTGAATCTTGGTAGGACGATCAACAGTTGTAATTTCCATATAAATTTCCTTTCTTATAAGAAGTTGATCTAATATAGCCCCTAGAATTTGACTGTCAAGTAATATACTAAATAATATCGACTGAGGAGCCCCCTATGAGCGCAAGGAATCATCAGTTTGTCAGTCATGTGAAAAATCATCTGGCAGAATACGGCATGAAACTTGTTTTAGGCCGTGGAAAAATGGTTAACGTAGGTGGATATCGCTGCGTTGGTTATTTTGACGAAAACAAAAAAATTATAAAAATTGCAAAAGAATCTGCAGAATTTATGTCAACTTTAGTGCATGAATACTGCCATTTTTTGCAATGCATAAACAATTGTAAAATTTATAAAAAATCTGATGCAGCCGGAGTTATTGTTGATGAATGGTTTAACGGAAAAGATTATGCCCCTGAAAAATTGAAGCGGGCATTTTTTCTTGTTAGGGCAATGGAAAGAGACTGCGAAAAACGTGCAATAAAAATTATTAAAAAATTTAATTTACAAATAGATAGCAAGATGTACGCCAAGAAAGCACACTGCTATATCTACAGCCACTTTATGATGGAAAAAACTCGTAAGTTTTGTTCCTACAAGAAAAGCCCATATCACAGCAAAATTGTGTTAAAAATTATGCCGTCAACCATGACTGCATTGAGTCACAAAAAAATACCTAAAAAAGTTTATTCGGTTTTAGAATCGTTCGTGGTTTGAGATTTTAAATACTTTGCCACAAACAACTTCATATCAACATTATCGTATGGCCATCTATCTTTTTCTTCCATAAAATTGTAATGGACCAGAGCTTCAATATGCTCTTCCATCATCTTTAAAGATTCGTCGTCTATAGGCCACTTTGTTCCTGTTTCATTTTCTAAGCAAGGGATCATATTTGCATTATGTTCGGCAACTATGAGGTCACCTATTTTTGCAACATTTCCTAAAATTTCTAAAGACTTGGCGCACTGGAAAAAAAGATCCTTCTTGACAGGATCTTCTTCTTTGCGAGCCAAGTTGCGAATTTCGTAAACTAGCTCTGGGATTTTCATTTTAGTAACTCCTTAACTTAGTGTTAGGAGATACTTGGTTTGTTGAATCAGACCAAGCATCTCATCACGTATATTTAACAGTGCTGTCTGATCTGGTTTTATTTCTTTCGGCAATTCGTTCTTCAAATAGTCTTCAAATGAATCTAGTACTGAATTGATCCCAATCTTAAATGGTCCATTTAGTTTTAGTTCAGCAAAATCTTTCAATTCCTGCTTTCCTTTTACTCCCATGTAGGTTTCCGCAAAGGTATCAAGCAACTCATCTATACCTTCATATGCTTTTCCCAAGGCTTTGTGGGCAGCATAAGACTGTGTGCCCCAATGATGGAGGCGAATTTCGTTATTGAAGTTTAGTATTTTTTGAATGCAGGACATATAGTTTCCTTAAAGTTATTTATTTTCTTCCGTATTTGGCTTCAAAGTTTCATTTACTGCTGTTGCAATACCTTTAACCGAGTCAATTGCATCAGCAACTTTAAATCCTGCACCAGTTTCTGGTCCAAATTTTTTCAAAGGACAGGTGATTGAAGGCATATAAAGTTTTTGTGATAGACTGGCTCTGGGATTTCCAATTTTACAACCACACCCACCTTTACACCAACCGATGGGTTCTGTTTGTGGTAAAGGGTTTACTTTATAATCACATGCTAGGCAAATTTCTTTTCTTTTATTGTAGACTTCTTCAGAAACTTTACCATTAAACATTTGAGAAGTTTCTGCTTTTGCATATGAAACTGCTTTCTGTATCAAAGATGGTTCTTTTGGTTTGGGTATCATTGTAGTAGAATTTAATTTTTTTGGTATCGGTTGAGATATAGTGAGAGAAACTATCTCTTTTCTTTCTTTGCATAATGCACAGTCTGGTGTAGAAGGATTTATATTTTTTAATGAACATTTTGTAATACACGATTCTTCATCAATATTCCAATATTCACAGTTTATTTTCTTTTTAAAATTTTTTGTATTGCAGTTATATCTGTCTGGTAAAAATATATTTTGTATCATAAAAATTCCTTACGTTAATGTAACATTGCAAATCTGTGGACCATCCATATCATCCCATCGATCCGGACATAAGAAACCACTTCCGATACCTTCACACTTTGTGTTTATCATGCTTGTTACTGTTGGATTTTCTTCCCATTGCACTAATGTTTTAAAAGTTGGAACAACATCAGCAGAATTAATATCAGGACAAGCATATCCTGTGCAAGGAGTACAGGCACAATCTGAAATAGGCACTCTACCACAGCCACTCATAAACCATTTTACATAAGGTCTTTGTGCGCAGCATTTTGGAACTCTATTCATTTCGGCAAATACACCAATTCCATATGCATAAGATGCATAGTACAAAGTATAGGTTAATCTTCTTACAATTTTTTGACCACCATTCGGATAATTTGTAATAATAAGTTGTTCATCCGTATCACACTCAGCAAATATATCTCCGGGAATACCTAATTGT